GAATTTTTTACCTTTGATATCCCCTCTGCAAAATACATGCAAAGGACAAGGAGATATAAAGGTTGGGACGGTAAAGTAAGATTATATTCACCTGCTACTGGAGAGATCTATTGCGGTTTAATAGATTATCTAACTGACTGGGCAAAGGAAAAGGGATATCGTTATCAGTTTTTGGAATCTGAACATTTTGGACATCCCAAGGATCAGAACGATTTAGTAACTCCTCAGTCTGTAGTTCAATTTGTTCGAGCATTGGGGCTTCCTGTAAAGGCTCGTGACTACCAATACGCAGCAATATACGAGTCCCTAAGATACAACAGAAGACTCCTAGTAAGCCCAACGGCAAGCGGTAAATCTCTGATGATTTATTCATTGGTTAGGTTTCATGTAAATGTAAAAAGGAATGTACTTATTATAGTACCAACTACTTCTCTTGTCGAGCAAATGTATAAAGATTTTACAGAGTACGGTTGGAACACTGAGTACCACTGTCATAAAATCTATGCTGGAGAAGAGAAGTATACAGACCATGATGTAGTTATATCAACATGGCAATCTATCTATAAGGAACCACGAAAGTTTTTTGATAGGTTTGATGTAGTGATTGGTGATGAGGCTCATCTATTTAAAGCTAAGTCTCTTACTAGAATAATGAATAAGTTACATGGTTGTAAATATCGTATTGGGTTTACTGGTACATTAGATGGTACTGAATGTAATCAATTAGTATTGGAAGGTGTATTTGGTAAGTGTTCTAAAGTAACTAAAACATCAGACCTAATGGAGAAAGGTCATGTTTCTAAATTAGAAGTAAAGGTTATTGTACTTAAGCATGATGAACAAATCTTTGATGGATATCAAGATGAAATGGAATATCTTTGTGAGCATGAACAACGTAATAAATTTATCCGCAACTTAGCTTGTGATTTGAAAGGAAATACATTGGTGTTATTCAATTACGTGGAGAAGCACGGTCTCCCTCTGTATGAGATGATAAATAGTCATACTGATAGACCAGTACATTTAGTTTATGGGGGAGTTGATGTTGATGATCGTGAAGAAATTAGGAGACTAGTTGAACATGAAGATAACAGTATTATTGTCGCTAGCTACGGTACTTTCAGTACTGGGATTAACATTAAGCGGTTGCACAACCTCGTCTTTGCCAGTCCCTCCAAGTCTAGAATCAGAAACTTACAATCCATTGGCAGAGTCCTCCGAAAAGGACGGCTAAAGGAAAAGGCAACTCTTTATGATATTGCTGACGATATCACTAGAGATAATGGAAAGAACTATACTCTCCTTCATCTCTTTGAGAGATTAAAAATTTACAAAGAAGAAAATTTTAATTATGAAATTGTAGAGATTAAACTCAAAGCTTATGATTAACTACGCTAAACATGACGATGAATTCCACGGAGTTTTTAAACTCGTTAGTGGAGAAGAAGTGCTTGCAAAAGCGGTGTTAACAGAAGATCGTGA